GTCCTTCACGCTGATGTCGGTACGAAACCAAATCTCCCAGACGCTCGAGAGGACCGCCGTCACCTGCGCCGCGCGCAGCGCTTCCGTCCCGTTCAAGGGCCGCTCATGCGCCTGGACGACCGCCCGGAGCGCCCACGTCGTCGTGTGGCCGCCCTGCCCGTCCGCCACCGCCACGAGTTTCTCGATCCGGATCCGCTTCTCCTTCGAGCCCACGGTGCCCATTCAGAACGCCTTGTAACCCCAGAGCTGGCGGTCGACCCAGTCGAGGATCTGCTGGGCCGCGTCGCCGTCCCCCCGCAGCCGACTCGCGCGGACGTGTTCCTTCAGGCAGGTCTTGATCAACGAGGGCACCGCGGCGGCCGCGCCGTAGCCCGCCACGAAGCGAATCGTCACGGCGTTCACGATCTCCCGCGTCGACGGGAACACCTCGCCGTAGTTCGGCACGAGGCAGCCCATGCGCGCCTTTGGGCCGCTCGGCGCGTCCACCGTGTAGAGCGTGTTGCTCCACGTTTGCGAGATCCCCGCCGTGTCGAGGTACGTGACGCTCGTGACCGAGATCAGCGGCGCTTTCGGCAGCCAGATCACGCCGTCGCACGGAAACCCCGCGCGCTTGTCGTCCCAGGTCTGCGTGATGAACCCGCGATGCGTGAAGGTCTCGCCGTATTCCCGGGCGCTGATGTTCCAGGCGGTCAGTTGCGAATCCGCCGTCGTGTTCGTCGAGGGCGCGTCGGCGCCGAGGCTGGCGTTGGCCACGTTGTCGGTGGCCGTCGTCGCCGTGTTGTTCGCGATCGTCGATTGCAGCTTGAACGTGCCGGCGCTGTTGAACTGCCGGTAGATTTTCCGGGCGGTGACCGCCGATCCCCCGATCGGAATCGCGGTGAGTTCAATCTTCCCGTTGACGGTCTTGTCGGTGACGGTGACCACGGCCGTTGCCAGGCCCGCGTCCGTTTCCCCGTCGGCCGTGACGAACGTGGCCAGATACCGGTGCGTCCCGTTCTCGAGGTTGCCGGCGATCGGCACGGCCGCGAGCGCCGCCGTGATCAGGGTCGGGGGCGGTTCGCCGTCGCTGCTATCGAGGCGGAGATGGGTTTTGAGTTCGGCGACCGTGACCGGCTCGGTCGCCGGCGCCGTCACGAGGGACAGACTCACGGCTCACCGCCGCTTCCTGCGACTCGTGGCGGGATCAGCCTTGGGCTTCGCGGATCGTCGGCGCACGCGCGCGGGCACGGGCTCCGGTTCCGGGGTTTCGGTCGTCGAGTCGTTGGTGTCTTCATCGGTGAGGCTGGCCCCGGAGGCGGCGGGATCGTCCTCAACGGCGATCGCCGGCTCGGGCGCCGCGACGACGTCCGCCGGCGCGAGCTCGGACACGACTTCCGCGAGGCCGTTGCTGAGCATGATCGCGCCCTCCGGACCCACGTCCACGATCGAGCCTGCCTGGTTGCCGTTGAGGATTCGCACGCGCATCTGGGCTACTCGAGCGTCAGCTGCTCTTCGAACCACTGGGCGCCCTGCGTGAAGGTCAGGGCGGTTGTCGACGAGACGACGTGCAGACAGAGCGAGCACTGCGGGGGGACGACGAGCCGGCCCGCGACCTCCGCGATGCACCCGCTCATGGGCAGGGCGGTGCCGACCGACGCCGTGCCGCCGATCGCCCACGGGAACCAGCCTGGATCGACGACGGTCGTCGACGCGGCCGCGATGACCGGACCGCCGTAGGCTTTCCCGGAATGGCCGCGCACGACGAACGATCCGCTCGTCACGGCGGCTTTGACCGACGCGACGCCAGCCCAGAGGACGAAGCTATTCGCGGCGACGATGCCGACCAGGTTGTGCGCGAAGATGCGGTCAATGACCAAGCTCTTCCCGCCGAGCGGGTAGCCGTTGAAGATCTCGTAGGCCGCGGTGACCGTCGGACGCACGACCAGGCCCGCGACGGCCGCGGTCGACATCGTGCCCCAGCCCTGGCCTTTGCGGGCCATCTCGGCGTACGGCGGCAACCCCTGCGCGACAAGCTGCTCGTTGAGCTCGTTGCCCGCGGCGGTGCCCTGCAGGTTGGTGTTGCCTCGGCGTTGCGCGATCTGAATGGCGTCAGCCATGTGTGTCTCTCCTCAGTACTCGTTCAACTCAGATCGCGGTTTACGCCGAGACCACGGACGCGCCGTCTGTCAGCGGGAAATAGAACAGCTCCCACGCGGTCGTGCCGGTCGTGCTGCCGACGCACTTGAGCTGAATCGTCCCGGTCGGACAGATGAACCGGCCGGTCCCGGAGATAATCGGGCCCGCGCCCGCCAGGCCCGTGATCATCAGCGCCGTGCCGTCGCCTTCGACGACCATGAAGCTGTTGGCCTGCAGCGCGTTGCCCTCGACGGCCGACGCGATGATGTAGGTCGTGCCGGTCGCGGTCGGATCCACCCAGATCGCCAGGTCGTTCGCGACGGCCCCGAGAATCGTCCCGACCTTGCCGTACAGCAAGGTGATCAGGACGTCCCCGCCCGCCACGGTGAACAGATCCTGCGTCGTGCCCTGCGGGACCGTGGCCGCGGCCTTCGAGACGTGGACGCCGAGCCCGAAGATTTGGGCGGCGTCCTTCTGCGATTGATTCAGTGGCGGCATTCCGGCTCCTCTGTCGTCGTCGGCGCGCGGTTAATCGAGAATCGCCGTCGGCGGCGTCGCCTGCGCGAAGTTCGTCTGCAGGAACCACTCGCCCGACACGAAGTCGGTCGCCTGCGCCGACGTCGCGATCGTGCAGTAGACGACGTCGTAGCCGTCGGTGAGGCTCGCCGGATCAATTTCGAACACGACCAGCATGTTGGTCGCCGCCGTCGTCAGGGCATAACTGGCCGCGGCGGTCCGCTCGACGAGCGTATCGGTCGCGCTGACGTCGAGGTTGGACCAGATGCGACTGACCGGCCCCGCCGCGTTGGTGCCGATCGCGATGTCGGTCGCCTGTTTGAGGGTCGGCGTGCTGGCGAAGCCGACGGCCTGCGTGAAGTTCAGGATCAGCCACGCCTTGACGGCGTTCTTCAGCGTCACGGGCACCGAGGTCAGCGCGGCGTTGGTCGTCTTCGGCGCAAACGCCGTGACGATCTTGAAGCGAGTCGGGAGTGACACATTCATGACGCGGTCCTCAGTGAAAAATCGGTCCCCGCCTTACGCGCGCGTGGCCAGCGTCACGAACGGTCCGAGGGTCAGCGCGCCCTTGTACGGCGTCACGGCCGCGGCCATCACGGGCTTCCCGATGATCGGCCACACCCACCGGAAGGTCGTCTGGTTGGTCGTGAATAGCACGTGAATCGACGACGCCTGCGTCAGGGGTTTCTGGATCAGTGCGTAGTCGTTGTGCAGGTTCGCCAGGATGATGTCGCCGACCGAGCCGGGCGCCGCCGCCTGCTCGATCGGGGTGACGGGCAGGCCCATCAGCGTCCCGTAGGGCGCCGACGCCACGCCGTTCGCCGGTAGGTAGACCGGCACGCCGCCGGCGCCGACCGCCAGGTACATCTTGTAGAGCTGGGGGAGCGCGAGTTGGTTGATGTACCACTCCGCGCCCGGCATGCAGCGCGCCAGGAGGCGCGAGTGCATGTTGATGATGTTCTCGAACACGATCGTGCCGGCGACCTGATTGGTTTCTTTCGCGACCGAGACGGTCGGCGCGTTGCCGACGAGCCCCAGGCACTGCCCGGCGCCGGTGCCGTGGACGATCTCGTCGTCGAGCTTGAACGCGAACTCCGACGAGAACGCCTTCATCGCGAGCGCTTCGAGGAGCACGGCATCGCGCAGCACGCGGTCGGTCGCGTAGAAGAGCCCGAGCATGTCCTCGAGCCGCAGTTCGAACTTGCCGAGCTTGGGCGCGGAGGCCGTCGCCGCCGCCGCTTCCGCCGCGCGGTAGACCTGGACGCCGCCCCAGCGGGATCCGGTCGCGCGCGAGGTTTCGTCGACGTAGGGGGCTTCGACGCCGTCACTGCCCTCGCCGATCGGCATCGGGAAGCACTTCGGCGCGAGCTTGCCCTCTTCCTGCACGCGTTCCAGGAGCGAGGTATTCCATTCGTTGCGGACCAACACGCCGCCCGATTCCGGGATGCCCGACGCCGCGCCGGCGGCCGCGGCCTGGAGCACGTCGGGCCCCCCAATCGCGGCGATCACGTGCGGCGAGACGCCACTGGGCAGAATGACGGCGGCGCGGTCGTTCCGCCCGGTCGCTTTGAGCGCCTGATAGGCCATCGCCTGCATCACTTCGCCGATGCTGGCGGGCCGTTCGGCCTCGTGATCGGCCCCGAGCGCGATCGGCGCGGGAAGCGCGGCGCCGAGGGCGCGTTCGTCTTCCTGCAGCCGGCGGACGATTTTCAGGTCCGCGGCGATCGTCTCGGCCGTGTCCTCGAGGGCGTCGAGCTCGGCGAAGAGGGCCGTGAAGCGGGCGACCTGCTCGGGCGTGCGGGCCGTGGCCTCGATCGCGTTCAGCGTGCGGCCTTCCTTCTTCAGCTTCGCGATCGCCGCCTTGTTGTCGGCCTCGTCCTGAATCAGTTGCTTGATGTTCTTCATTCGCCGTTCCTGTGAAAGTCTTCCGGGACCAACGAAAAGGCGCGTGCTCATCGAGACCTTCGGCGCAGATATCGCGTTCAGGGTCTCGATCAACACGCGCCTCGACGGAGTCGCGTTACTTGATCAGGATGAGGGGTCGAGTGAGTTTCCGGCTACGAAACGATCGGCGGGCGGCGTTCGAGGCATTCGTCAGCGGCCGTGATCAGCGCTTCCCGGCCAAATTCGCTGGGGGTCTGATGATTGGCGTCCGCGGCCTGGTCGACGCGCTCCCGTTCCTCAGGGGAAAGGCGGAGATGAAAGTCCAGGCTCGGCGCTTCCGCACGATTCGGTCGGCTCACCGTCAGCCCCTGCCGAAGGGGAGGCTCGGCAGCGGTAACCGACCCACGATGACGCCCAACAAGTACAGGACCACCACGACGACGACCGCCAACTGGATCAGCTGCTTGAACGTGTCATCCATCGCGATCTTCGTCGTGATGAGATGCACCAGAAAGCCGATCGCGGCCAACACGAGCACGAGTAGCACGAGGCCGATGAGTAAGTCCATGTGTCGTTCCTTCCCGTTCCGGGTTACAGCAGCCGCCGTCTCCGTGCACGCTCGTCGTCGCGGCCATCGTCGCCGTCGGCCTGTCCGAGCGTGGGGTCCTCGAGCGTCGCCTTCAGCCCGCCGGCGCGTGTCCGTCCGACCAGGCGCCCGAGCGTGGCGTCCATCGTGTCGATGCGATCGATGAGCCCCG